AAGATATGAGCTTCTTCAAGAAGCTAGCTTCTGACGACTAATTAACGTATACCCAACGCCTGCGTAGCTGCCTGCGCAGGCGTACTCGGTATTGGACTTACAGTAGCATTATTTCGAGCACGTGCTCTAGCTACTTGTCCATTATCGCTATTACCTCCAGCTCTATTACTTTGTGGAGCTGGAGCAGCTGCTGGAGCAGCAGAAGGTACGACAACTACGTTTGGTTGATTAGCGCCCTGAGTTATAGTTTGTGCTCTGTTATCAGGCACAGGTAAAGCCTCTGCAGGTGCAACATTATTACTTACAGGTCTGTTTATATTATTGTATTCTGAAGTAGCAGTTTCTCTTGCTTGCTGCTCAGACATACCCATCTGCATTAACTCATCTATTCTATTCTGAATAATAGGATTTTGAGTATTTGAAGCAGGTGCAGCTGCAGGGGGCTCACTAGGTACTCTTTCTGGTACGGATTGTGTAGCGTTAGTAGATACCCTATTAGCTCTATTCCGCCTATCTTCAAGATATTGATTTAATTCAGGCGGTATAGTCAAACCACCACCTGACGCACGTTCAGTGCGCTCTAGTTCTCTTAACTGAGCATTTAACCTTATACGTTCTTGTCTTTGTTCCTGAGTTTCACCTTCTTCAGGATTTTCGAGCGCTTCTTGTATATTACCTAGCTCTTCACTACTTACATTTCTGCTTTCTACCATTCGTCTAGCTGCCGTCTGGCCAGGACCCGCCCCTGCTAGCTGCCTAGGATTCATATTAGCTAGGTTGTTCAGTCTTTCTTCATCACCTTCGCGCGCAGCCTCTTCTAATTCTCGACGCCTTCTTCTGAATCGATCTAGAAAGTCCCTAAGAGTATCTGTAGCCCATCTAAAAAATCCAGTAATAGTACTAACAATACCACCTAGAATATTTTGTAAGGCTTCAGTGCCTGTATCCCACCATCTCTTTAAAGTTTCTAAAGAGGTGTTAATAATATTCTTAATAGTATCTTTATCAATTATACCAAACGTTAAATCACTACCTATACCTGCTATTAATTCTGTAACGGCAGCGCCTAATCCATTTCTTTCATACTCTTCCATTGCACCTTCAATATTAAGAGCAATTAATATAAGTGGGCCAATATAAGGTATTTTAGTAAATATAGCACGTGCAACAGTACTAACAAGGCGGCGTATTATAGCGCCTATACCAGCACCTCCAGCTCCTCCACCGAAAAGATTGCCTAATCCACCAAATAATGAGCCTATGAGGCCCATCAGACCTCCTCCACTGCCACCCTCTTCGCTTTTACCGCTTTTAGATGCAGCTTTAGTACCTTCTGTTGGAGCTATAGTATCTACTATTTTACTAACGTTGGTCTCTATCTTGGCGAGAGAACTTCTTACTGAAGACATATTAGTATTAATACTGAAAAGTAATCTCTCTACACTACCACCAGATATACCACCTGAGGCTTGCTGTGGATTAGTATTTACTTCTCTTGTAGTATTTGGATTACTGCTAGCACTAACTTCTCTTACAGCGCGTCTATCCATTGCATCAAAATCGATTAATGATGCTCCACGGCCTTCGTCTCCATTTGCAGCTCTATTAATACTACGTATAACACCTAATGGACCTAGAGCGCCGATTGCACGTGCACTTCTAGTAATAGCAGAACCCATTCTTTGCAGACGAGAAGGTCGTTGATACTCATTAGTCTGTTGGGGTGATACATCAGACTCTTCTATATCTGATTCTTCTTGCTGACTAGCTTCCCATTCTTTGACAGCTTGTATAACATCATCTGATATAAAACTACCACCAGGCTTTACTTCTTGCCCACTAGTACTTCTTATTACCGTACCGGCTCTATATCTTGGACGACCTGTACCGGAATGATTTCTAATAACCTCTAATACTTCATCAGAAATAAAACTACCACCAACCTTTACTTCTTCACCAGTACTACTTCTTATGGTAGTACCAGCTTTGAATCTAGGCCTATTGTTTAAGCTAGGTAGTGGCTTTTTAGTAGTATCTGACATTAGTTATTATTCTTTTTACTTTCTAGATAGTTAATTAATAAACCAATGTAGATATCACGCTCAAAAACTATCATATCTTCTATTTCGGATATCGAATATTTATGATGCTGAGCCAAGGCAAAGATATTAGCATAATAATACTGTAATTCAGTGTGGCTCAGCAGTACTAAAAAAAATCCTCTAACCGTGTCAATTCAATATTGACATCCTCTCCTTTTGAGTTCTTAAACGAAACTTTATGCTTAAGAGTAGGTATATTTTTAAAGAATGATTCTACCTTGGCAAAGGACTCAACACTAAGACTTTCCATGAAGTCAGATAACTCATTTTCAGAATAATCCGAAACATTATATGTCTCTTCGGAATCAAAAATATAATCAATACTGTTTCTAATTACATCAAAACTAACATCTACTACATTAATATTCTCTTGCGATGTACTAGGTAGATTTTTTGTCATACTAAGTGTGGGCATTTTAAATGTTATACCCAGATTATCACTAAGCATTACTTTCGGGTTAAAACTATCAGGTATTTCTATTTTTATTTTAGAAACGTCAATTTCAACATCATGAGTTATTTTTCTATCATAGGTATCATAGTACTTCAAATTAATTGTACTACCTATTGATCTTGCTCTAATATTGATAAAAATATACTCAAACTCTACTAATGGAATACTCCAGATATCAATATTAGTATCTACGAGGCAGTTGTTAACAACTGCTGCTACGTTATTGATAATATCCTCATATTCTTTACTTTCTTTAGCAAGTAAGAGCATTTTTTCCTCTCTAACTACCATCGGCCTGTATTTGATGGTTTTCTTAGATAAAGGCAAAAATAGAGAAAATATAGGTTGTTGAATCTTGGGTAGCATAATATTTCACCTTAAAAATATTAACCTGAAATGTACCTCACAACAGATGAGGCGTTACGAACTGTATTAAAGATATCAGCAATGCCTGTTGGCTGCCTCAGTAAGCTACTTAGCGTCGTAGCTGCAGTTCCAATTCGTATGAGTGCACTACCTAATGATAAATTACGGAGCGAATTTCTATCAATAGTGGCAGGTGTTAGGTAATTGGACGTCCAACTTTTATATGCTATAGCAACATCTAGTATTGCTAGCTGATCACTTGAACCCCAATCTAATCTTACCTGCCCTACATTGACAGGGAAGGCTTCATGCAATTTAACATGTAGTACACGTGCAGATGCTGAATCAAAAACGTAAATATCAATAGTAGTCGCATACTCTTCCATATACGAGACTTCACCGTAAAACGCACCACTAGTAGATCTAGGGCCTGTTGCGTTTACGTCAAAATTGATAATTTTTTGAATCCATTTAGTAAAGAAATCCAATGCAACACTGGTATTATCCATATAGTATTGCATTTGTATGTTTTCAAAAGTAGGGCGTAAAGGTCTAGGCTGTGCTATACCGTAACCATAATGAGGTACAGATGCTGTTACAATTTGCATACCAGGAATTGCTGATCCTGAGCATATAAAAGGTAATATTTTTCCAAAATTATTAAATTCTCTTGTCTCACTAGTCGCACTTCGTAGCCATTTTGGTGGAGTAATATAAACCATAAAGTGCGATGGATTAATAAACCCTGATAGTTTTGCTGTAGTGGAAATAAAAGCTTTGAGATCAAAGCCTTCAGCTGCTCGAGGATTTCTATTATTAAAACTGTTAAGAACGCCACCTAACTGAGTTAGTAGCGCACCACCAATAGCTACTCTGTTACGTGAATTTAAACCGCTATTGAAAGTACTCTGAGCAGTACCCGCAATACCAGCAACCGCGCCTGCGCGCGTTAAATTCTGTGCTGATAGAATATCTGAAATAGTCTGTGACATTAAGTAAACCTATAGGGTAATATATTTATATTAGAACTTGATACCTAATTCCTTTTCTGTTAGAATAAGAAACTTCCACTTTCTATCGAGACAGAACTGATAAGCCGCTTTCCATTTTGCTTCGTTTATCGAATAAGTAATTGCTTCTGAAATAAACTGCTTATTCTTCTTACCTTTAAGTATTGGTTCTCTCGTTTGTTTACTAGGTTTAATCTCAACCATTAAAACATCCAGGGTATTATCTTTATTTTTTTTCTTTACGATAAAATCTGGAAAGTATCTATGCAATTTTCTATCAACCGGGCTGATATAAGGTATGCTAAGCTCTTCACTAGCCCATGAAATTACATCTGGATGGTCGTCTAAATATCTCATAAACTTAAACTCCCAGAGTGACCGATAAATAATATTATTACTATCTCCGAGATATTTCTGGGGATTTTTAGGTTTAAACATACCTTTGTAAGAAGAGGCCATGGCTGTACAAAATATCACTAGTGCAAGAAGTTTAATGCTACAAGCCAGGTCTAATACGACCGGGTCTCTTAATATATTAAAATTTCCTGACGACCTAGAATCTGTCCCTCATAAGATGTTAATAAACATACGCTCCTACACTCGTGCAGGTGCTGGTAGATTATCTATCCCAACCGGTTCTAACACTAAGGCAGCAATTGCTTTACCTGTACCTAGAAATGTAACAGAAAGTTATAATGTAACTTATAATAATGCCGATCTAGGTATTCTAGGTAATGCTTTGTCTAATGCTATAGACTCTGCAATTAATACAAATGAGAACCTTTTAACTACTCTTGGAAATTTTGGGCGCGATGTATTAGGGGTAGGTAGAGAATCAGGTACCCCTATAAGAAGTAGTATTCTTAATATAGGACAAGCTATAGCCTATCAAGGTGCAATTGCAGCTACGTCAACTGCTGCAGCTGCTGTAGGGCTAAGCGGTACCACAGCAGCTATTCAAGCAGGAACAGGTCTTGTATTCAACCCTCATACTACTGCTATTTTTAGTAGCGTAAACATAAGAACAATGATCTATCAATGGACACTAGCCCCTAAAACTGAAAAAGAAAGTAGAAATATTGAAGAGATTGTTCGTACTTTAAGAAACGCAATGCTTCCATATAGAGGTACAAACGAACTCTTTTTAAGATTTCCCGATCAAATCGAGTATAAAATTTTAGGTGCAGAGCCTGATTATGATATGCCTACCACACCCTGCGTAATAACAGGTATTGACTTAAACAGATCACCTCAAGGACCTGTATTCTTTGCAAAAACTGGTGCACCTGTTTTATATGGATTAACGATTAATTTATCTGAAATTCGCGCCCTTACAAGAGATGATTTTACTACTACTAACTTACCGCCTAGCAATCCAACTAATCCAGTTATTGTACCACCCGCAACCGGTAATGTTGGATTTGTCGAAGAAAATCCAAATTCATAGTAGGTAAAAATGTCACTAGAATATTTCGATAATTTTCCAGCTATTCAGTATAAGAATACAGAAGCAAAAAATCTGTTAGTTAGAGTAGGTGTACGCGAAAGTACGCTTAATAATAATATATTGTACCTTCCATTAACAATCGATGAATTTGAAAGGCCTGATACGGTATCTAACGATCTGTATAATAATAGCGCCTACGATTGGTCTATCAGACTCGTTAACAAACAAGTAGATCCATACTTTGACTGGTACCTATCAACTGAACAGTTCGAGAAATATATTGCTAAAAAGTATGGTAGTTTGAGATCAGCTCAAAATACAATTGTACATTATAAAGATGTAACTAATAGCATAATAATTAATAATACTACGTATGATTTACTTGATGCTGGAGATCAAGCTAGCTATACAGCTATTACCGCGTATGATTACGAACTAGAACTAAATGAACTTAAAAAAGTTATAAAAGTTGTTTCTCCAAGTGCTATTGAAGAGATGGCTAAAACTCTGGAAAAGAAGCTGAATGAATAATAATGATATTCTTAATGACCCATCAGCAGTCATTATTAATAAAATAGAAGTTGAGAAGTTTGACGGTTCCAAGAAACTAGACATAAAAGCACTTCTAGTATCTCTTAACCTTAATAGTAGTATGACTTTTCCTTCCGTGTTTGCATACATGCTTATAGGTGATACTAATAACATACTAGATAATGAAGACTTCTCTTTTGTTGGAGAAGAGTTTGTTACGGTTTATATTAAACAGCCTGCACTAAGTGAAACATTGCCTAGTAAAGAGTTAACTTATAAATTTGTAGTTAATAAAATCGATACAGAAATTCCTAGTGAGGATACAGGAGGTTCTCTCTTTAAGCTTGAATTAATAAGTGTTGATGCGTTTATTAACGCAGGTGCAATGAAGAGTAGAGGCTACTCAAATACTTCAACTAACATAGTTAAGACTATTCTTGAGAATGAACTTAAAACAGAAATACCACTAGTACACTTTGAGGATACTGTAGGTACAACTCAATATGCTTTTGTAGAATCAAAACCTTTTGAGAAGATCGTTATGGTAACTGCACAAGCGTATAATAATAGAGAGTACGTAACATCGACGTTTTCTTTCTATGAAAACTTTGAAGGTTATAACTTTGAGTCGTTTGAGAATATGATTCAGCGAGGAATAGAAACACCCCCTCGTAAACTAACATATAAGATGACTGTATCAAACGATAGAGAAGGCTATAACTCTATTATTGCATATTCTAACCCTCTAAGATTTCATACCAGTCTAAAAATGTCGCATGGGTACTATTCTACTAGAGTAATATCATATAATCTATTTGAGAAAAGAGCTGAAGAAGAAGCAATCATTTTACCAGAAAAACTTAAAGAAGCTACTAATAGACTAAACAATGTGGATGTTAGAAACTCAGATACCTTTATAGACAAAATAAAAGAATTGGGTAGCCTCACTTACCTTATACCATACGCTCCACCCCAGGCCTATAATAATCCTGAGCGGATAGATAATGCAAATAAAGCTTTTTTATATTCTAGCCCATTTGCTGCCTTGATGAGAGAAAATACTATTATGTTTAAAAGTTATGGAGCTCTAGATTTAGATGTAGGTAAAGCAGTAGAACTAGAATTTCCCGATACATTATCAACAGCAAATGATAATAAATCTAGTGATAAAGACCTCTCAGGTAAGTATATAATAACTGATATATCTCATGATATAAGCTTGTCTGGCAGATCTAAGTTTGAATTTTATACTAATTACGTATGTGTTAAAGAGAGTTCTCTACGTAGAGCTACTTTCTATAACAAGCAAGTTACAACAGATAGTATTAACATTAAAGCGCTACAGTAATGACCGTAAGTTTTATGGGAACACAGGGGTTTACCTGGTTCATAGGAAAAGTAGAAGACAATAATGACCCTGCTAGATTAGGCAGGATTAAGGTTAGATGTCATGGATACCACACACCTGATAAGGGTGAGCTACTGACCGAACATCTACCATGGGCTACCGTTCTGCAACCTACAAATAGTGCTGGTACTAAAGGTGGAGGTGTAGCACCAGTAGGCATCCAAATAGGTACTGAAGTTGTAGGCTTCTTCGCAGATGGCTCAGTAGCTCAATATCCGATTATATTTGGAGTATTGGGAGGAGTAAACAATACAGGCCCTCAAGGTACCCTACCAGAAGCTGCTTTAAGAGATAGACTTCAAAATCCTGACCCAGCTGAAGTTGCTGCAACTGATGTAACTCCTGGCCAGCTAGGTCTACTTACTCCAGCTCAGTTTCAAGAGTATAAAACTGTTCTAGGTCAAAGAGAATCCAATAGTAATTACTCTGCTGAAAATACCCTAGGCTATATCGGCAAGTATCAGTTCGGTATACCTGCACTATATGAAGGCGGTTATGTTAACGTTAAGTCAGCAGGTCCAGGTAGAATGAAAGAAGTATTAAATAATAATACGACCTGGACTGGAAAAAATGGTGTATCTTCCAAGCAGGCTTGGTTTAGTAATATTCCAGAACAAGAGCGTGCTTGTGACGAATACACTATTAAAAACTATAGACAGTTAATTAGACTAGGAGTTTTAACTCCTGCATCCTCTCCTAGAGTTGTTTCAGGCTATCTCGCAGTAGCACATCTTCTTGGCCCTGGAGGTGCTGCCAGATATAAAACTACCGGTACAGGTACAGACGCTTATGGTGCTTCCGGTAATCAGTATTTTAGAATCGGGTATAATAGTATTACAGATAATCAACCAAAGGTAACATAATGGCTATTAATACTAGAGATCAAATCGCTCAGGAATTACCTAATTCTAATATTACAGTAGGTATTACTGATAATACTGCAGCAGATAGTGTATATAACTATGAACAAGATACAAACAGATTAGCTCGCGGTGAAACTGTAGGTACTGTAGTAGATGTTAAAGATGCTACAAGAAGAACTGCCATTCAAACAGCGTTATCTATTGATACTTGGGATGAACCTCTTTCACCTTACGCTGCAAACTATCCGCATAATAACGTATATCAAACTCCCAATGGTTTAGTTCAAGAGTTTGACGATACCCCTAATAACATGCGTTACCATCGCTATCATCCTTCAGGTACATATACTGAGACGGATGTTAATGGAACTGAAGTACGGAAAATAGTAGGTGATAATTTTTATATTGTAGAACGTAACGGTTATATTTTTATTGGCGGTGAAGCCAATATTACTGTATCCGGTAAGTGTAATATTATGGTAATGAGTGATTGTAACCTTCAAGTAGAAGGTAAGCTTGATGCAGTTGTAAAAAATGACATTAACATGACTACATCAGGTAACTTCAATCTTAACGTTAAAGAAACTTTTAAAGTTAGAGCTGACGATTTTGTATTAGAGACCGTAAAGTATAATCATACTAATGTCGGTGAAATGAAAGTTAAGTCTAGCGGTATTAATACACAAGCTGATAATATCGATACTACCGTAACAGATAACTTTAAACTTACAACTAAAAATCATAATGTAACAGCTAGTGAAAACTCATTTCTAAGCGCTGTGGATATTAATAACACTTCAAGTGGTAAAATAGTACAACAAGCTTCAGGTAAAATATCTTTAAATTCTAGTGATGTAGTATTAGGTAACGGTGGAACTGTTAATATTAATGCAGGTTCTTTGAAAGCAACTACAACTGCAAAAGAAACACAAGGCGGTAATTTCTACCCCGTATCTACTTCTGGCCCTGCATCCCCAGACAGTGCTGCAGCTGCTTCTGGTGCAGTAGCAGTTGATCCTGCGCTAACTGGGTTTATAATTCCAGCTGATAGATCTAATCCAGATAGAACTCCTAGACCTGCTCTACCTCAAGTATCTAATAGAGTTGTACGTGCAGGTATTGAGAATGACGATGGTAACAGATCCAGTGTACCTCTCTACCCTGGCTATAACTCTTCAGCTCCTTATACTAACAGCTCACAGCAGTTTATCGCACCAGCCGGTCTCTCTCCGTTACCTACTTTATCCCCTACTGGCTCAGATAATGATTATTCTAGTGAAACAAGATTTACCGGACAAGAACAACTAACAAAATACATTAAGCTTAGAGATGTATCTACTAATGCAGTATTTGGTCATATGGTAAGATCACAAGCTGGACTAACAGCAGGACAGATAGTAACCAACCTACAGCATCTAAGCTTAAATGTTTTGGATCGCATCGTAGAAAAATACGGAAGAGGTTCATTTATTATCACATCTGGATTTAGACCAGAAGCACAAGCTAGAGGCGGATCAGGTGTGAGCCAACATGGATTAGGTCAAGCTGTGGATATTCAATTTCCTTCATTAAGTAATAGCGATTATGCTACTAGAGCGCAGGAGTTAATTGAAGTAATAAGTTTTGACCAATTACTGCTTGAGTATCAAACAACAGGATCGGGAAGACCATGGATTCATATTTCTTATAAACCTCAAGGTAATAGAAGACAGTACTTTACAATGATGAACCATCAACGCGTTTCAGCAATACAGACAGCATAAAAAAAATGTTCGTAGAATTAGCAGGTGCTCAAGAACGTGAGCGTAGAATGGGAGAGATTCTAAACAGATTAGGATCTCTCAACCAAGAACAAACAGGTCAACTACAATCTTTACTTAATACTCAAAGATTGGTAAATAGTGCTACAGACCCATCTTCATTTCCAGTAAATGGAGATCCTGATTCTATTCAGAGAAGTCTCAGCTCAGCTATGTCTGGTAGAAACGAGACTTTAAGATCAAACATGACTCAAGTACTTGGATACTCACCTTCTGATAGTGACGTTAAAGAATTACTCAAAATACAAGAGTCTTTTGGTGGTAGTATAACTGAAGCGTCAAACGTAGTAGCTAAAAATATTAATCAGGTAGAGGGTGGAGTAGGTAAGTTTCTAGAAGCTATTGATACAGGTATTACAGAAGGTATTACAACAGTTACTTCCGGTATAGGTTTACTGCTTGATAAAGCTCAACAAGAACTGGCTAGCGCCACGCAAGATCTATTACCCTCAGCTAATTCTATATTACCGG